ATGTAACAGGGTTCAATCCGAGTAGATATTCGCGGAACTGCTCATTGGCTGAAATACGGATTTTTTTGAGTATCGCCCACATAAACGCCTCCAATTCAGGCTCAAGCCCGCCGGCCTCAATCTTGATCGCAGCATCGCCACGATTGAGCGCATCCGTTTGCGCGCGGACTCGTTCAATTTCCGCCTCGGCCAATTTTTTCTGGAGTTGCAACGCCTCTTCCCGGCGCCGGTTTTCGTCAGCAATTTGCGAGTAGATTTTGGATTGAGTAAACGAATCCGCCCCTTTAAGCTGGCCGAATAGCGACCCGATTAGCTCACCGGTTGATTTGATGGATTCGTTGATGCTGGCAAATGTCGCCTTGACCCGTTCTGCGTCCTGTTTCAGCCCCTCGGCTTTGAGCGATACCACCGCCTCAATGGTCTTAATCCGTTCATTCGATGCCAACTCCTCCATTTTCTGCTTATATTCTTGCGACTTTTTGATGGCCTCGTCGATTTGCTCGGCTTGTTTTTGCGCAGCGTCACCGGGGCCGGCAAAGGCCCCCGTCGCGCGGACGGCGGCATTACTGGCTTGCTCATATTTGGTAGATAGCCCACCCAGCGAGCCGCCCAGGCCGTCAGCCGCTTTCCCTGACGCGGTAAATGCGTCTGTAGTCTTTTTTACCCCGCCCGGCAACTCCGATTCAAACTTTTTAAGTGAGTCCGTCCATTCGATGGTAGCTGCTTTGGCTTTGTTGGTGACTCCCGCTAGCTCATCAAGCCGAGAAATCATCCCATCGAACGACGTTACTGGGACCGGAGTTTTTGCTATGTCGAAGTAGTGTTCGTAGTTTCTGATGTTTTCTTGTAATTGATTGTCATACTTGTTAATTTCGGCTAGAACGCCGTCATACCTCCCGACGGGAACCCGAGTGGAAAGCAGGCCATCTGCCTCTTTCTGGTGCGGCAGCCATCCCTTAATCCGCTCCGCTAGCGCCGCAAATCCGTCAGCAATATCTGCCGCAGCCGTACCTGCACTTGCCCCTTCATAGCCTGCCAGCCAATCCGGCCACGTCCAGTCTGTTAGTTCATCCTGATAGCCCAAAAACTTGATAATCTCGGCGGTCAGCAACCCCAGCGCGACGGCGATACCCGCCGGCCCGGTCATGGCTCCTGCTACGACGAGCGCCTCTCTGCCAAACGCAGCCAGTTTCGGCCCGAACGCAATGAAGGTTAGTAGCGCGGTATTGATCCCGTCGAAAAAGCCTGATGCCTCATTGACGCTTTTGCCAAGTCCGAGTAGCTGGCCGATGAATTTTTGCGTGCTACCATCAGCAGTAGTAAACCCGGTAGCAAGTTCGCGAATGCCTTTCAAAAGCGGCGCTAGCCCACCCAGTTCACCGGCGGTGGCTTTCGTTAGCCCGGTCACCAGGTCAACAATCTTTTGCATCGCGGCCCGCAAGCCTTCAACCGTACTCAGATCAACCGGGCCGAACAACGCTTCCAGTGCTGCCGCACCTTCCTCTTTCAAATCAGCCAGCGCGGCCAGCAGCTTGTCGAAATTCACCCCATCGAACGCAGCGGGGAGATTCTTGGCGATGGTCTTGAACAGCGCGTCAAGATCGCCGAGGTTGCCCTGTAAGGCTTTGAACAGCGGGTCCAGTTTGCCGGATTCGACGACATCGCGAAACGCAATAGCCAATTCGCTGACGGAGTTGATGACCCCCGTCGTCGAATCGCGGAATTGATTGCCCAACGTTTCCGCCAATTGCCGGAACGCCTCGTCGGCCCGCTTGACCGCCGTTTCCGCCAGCGCCAGCTTTCCGCCAACCTCTTTTTCGATGCTGCCGCCCGCTTCCGCTGCAACCCGGGCCGAAAGCTCCATGGCGCTGTTCCAGCGGGACAGCACCAACACCATTTTATCGGCTTGATCCTTGCCAAAAATAATCGCGGCGGCGTTCAGTTGCTGCTCTTTGGTCAGCCCCTGAAATACCGGCCCCATCGCTTTCAGGATGTCATTGACCGAGCGCAGCGAACCATCGGCGTTTTTGTAATTGACGCCAAGCTCGTTCATCTTTGCCGCCGCTTCCTTGCTAGGATCAATCAGGGACAAGAACCCTGATTTCAGCCCATTGGCCGCCTCACTGCCCGAGCGGAATACGTCCACGACCTTGGACAGGATCGCGGCGGTTTCTTCCGCCGTCAGCCCGGCCAGTTTGGCCGTCGGCGACAATTTCGCAAACCCTTCCGCCAATTCGGAGAATGACGATTTGGTGATGTCGGCGGTTTTGTTGAGCACGTCGCCGATATGCGTCGCTTCCTTGACCACCTCAGACGCGGGGACATCAAAGCCGGCCAGCGAGCTATTCATCAGGTCCGTAGCGCGCGCGGTTTCAATCCCGCCGGCAATCGCCAAATCCATCGCGGCTTTGACCAGCTTGATGCTGGTATCAATATCATTGCCGGCAGCCTTAAAATCCGCCGCCGATTCGACCAGAACATTGCCGTTCTCGCCGTAGCGCAGCGCCAGTTCCCGCAACTGGCCAACGTACTGTTGCGCGCTGCCCTCGTTCGCCTCCATCTGTTTTTGCAGCGATAAGAGCGATGATTCAAACTTTGCGGACTCGTTGAACGCGACCGTCCCGATAACGCCGGCCAGCGCCGCCATAGCGGCTTGCACCACCGCCAATCGGTCGGCCATGTCAGAGAACGGCTGGCTGATGGACTGGGCTGACCCAGACAGGTCGCCCAGGCTATTGCTAACCTTTTTTGCGACTTCGGACGCCCGATCAACGCCGTTAAAGATCAGGTCGATTGTCGATTGTGCGTTAGCCATGGCGGGTCATCCGGTCACGATCCTCGTAAAACTGTCCCCATAACTGCATTTCGATCAGGGTCAACCGGCCCTGCGGGAACAGATCGGGCCGAACTTCGTAAAGGAACCGCCCGCGCTGGTCACACAGGGTCATTTCGGCTCTTAAGACGGGGCTATCCCAGAGCCAAGTGATTCCCCCAATTGAGCCTGATCGCCAGTCAATCGCATGATCGCGCCGAACAGCGCCGAGAAAAACATCGGGAAATGGCGGCCCAGCCACAGCACGCTTTCCCGATCCAGGGCCGGGTCCACCACGCACAGCAGCAGAAACTCCACTTGCCGCCCGTAAGACTCCGGCGTGCTGCCGTCCGTGCCCAGCGCCGCGCGCAACGCATCAGTTGCCCCACCCGCGTCGGCGCTGGCGATGGAGTCCACCATGGCCTTGATCAGCCCCAGTTTGTCCTTGGCGGCATCCACGCGGGCGATATCGAGCGCGGTAGCCATGCGGACGGTAAACGCCGCCGGCATGTCGGGATGCGCGGCCCGCAACGCCTCCGGCGTTTCCACCGGCGCGGTCGGCGCGGTCCAACCGCGCTGCATGACCTCGTGGAGCACGCTCATGAGGCGTAGTTTTTGGTGGCTTGTTGCGCGACCAGGGTCACGGTCCCCTGCGAGATACCGCGTACCGGATTGGTGATGGCGATGCCCATGACGCCCTGAGTCAGCGAATACGGAGTCCCGCTAATATCCGGCATGTACTTTACCATCAGGTTTTCCCCGGATAGCGCCAGAATCGGATCAGTCACGCCGTCCTCAAAGGCAACGCTAAAACTGGCGGCGCTCATGGACGACGAGACCGACGAGAGCGTGTTGCGATAAAACGGCAACGCTTGCGCTGACAGCGAGTCCGTCGCCGGCACCCAATCTTTCGCGCTTCCGAAAGCCGCAAAAATCGGCGTGTGCCCCATGACATAGATCGCCTTGGGTACGCTACCGGTATGGATCAGCGGCAGGGTGGAGTCGAAGGTGATCTTGCCGGACAGGTAATCGGCGGAATAGGTCGGCAGGTTAGACATTTCCAAGTGCTGACCAGGCACGGCGTAAATCTCAGCGGCGGCGACGACGGCGGCGCTGGTGCTCGTGAACCGGACCTGTGCAATCTCAATCGAGCCAACCGGGATGAACGGCGGGCCGCCGGCGGCCCCGCGCGTTTCGGAAAACGCGGTAGATTCCGTGCCCGCCACCGCCGCAATCGCGCCGGAACTGTTGACGGTAATGGACGTGATTCGATAGCCGTCTGAACTCCCCCGCGTCGCGGCGACATTGGTGGCGGCGGAAACCGATAGCACCCCAGTCGTAGCACTGGCGCCGGTCGCGGCGGGCATCATCGCGGTTAGCGCGGCCACGTCTACGTTGTTGTTGCCCGCGGCGGCGGCGGGCGTAACCGCGCCACCGGTTAGCAACCCGTAAGGAGCAATCACGGGCGCGTAGTTGGTGCGCTGCGACCAGGGCTTACTCGCGGCGGTAAAGTTTTTTTGGTCGCCGGCGTGGGTTAGCGCAGCGAACGCGAACGGAGTCTGCCCGGATTCGTAGAAAATGCCCTGATTGGTCAAAATGCGTGGCATGGTGTCACCTCATGTAATCAACGGAAAAAATAACGATGGCCCCCACCAGGGCCGAGCCATCGCTGGGATAATCGGTATTGCCCTCAACGTAGTACAAATCCAGACATTCGCCGCCGAGCGTGCGGTCACTGCCCTCCACCTCGGCGATTAGCGCGGCGAGCGCATCATTGGCGGCGGTAGATCGGAGTTCGTCATCACCCTCAAACGTAACCGCGCGGCGAATGCCGACCGTCATCGTGACCATTTCCTGACCATAGTCACGATTGGTCACGGTTTCCGCGCCGTCAGCAATCAGGGTGTACGGTTCTTCTCCATCAGGCAGTTTCGGCCAGGGCGCGCGTTGAGCATTCAGCCGAATCGCCAGCGCACTCAGGATCGTTTCACGACTCATACCTCGGCGCTCCCGTCATCCCCCGGCGGCGGGTATTTCGTGATTAGCCATTCCATTTCGTGCTGTAGGTTGTCGGCGAGTACGGTTTGAAGCTCAGCGCCGATTTGGTCCTTCACGTCCTCGAACACCTGCGACAGCGACGGGCCGTGCAGCGCGGTATAAGGCAGACCGCCGCTGATCTTGTCTTTCATCCCCAGCCGCCGCAGCACGTCGTGATTGACGACGATCAAATAACCGCCGCTGCTTTTCGCCCGAACCCACCATCCGGACGCAATCGTCTTGGCAGCGCCGGTTGGCTTGACCCGGACCTTGATCGGCGTGGCCGGTCGTCCGGCCCGAGTCGGCACGGACGAAACAAGGAAGTTGTCCAGCCGAATCCCGCGCTTGGCCGTGCTGAT